ACCCTGGAGGCCGCTGCCAGGGTCCGCGCCGTGCTGCTCCTCTCGGACGGCCAGGGCAACTTGGTCATCGCCCGTGTCTCCTCCACCAGGGTGGCCACCCCCCTGGTGCTGGGGAAAAACGTGCTCAAGGCCAGCGGGCGCTTCTCCTGGCGCGACCGCTACAGCACGTACACCGTCAAGGGGCAGACCAACGGCACGGACGATTGGTTCGGCGAGCAGGCCGCCCAGCCAGTGGGCACCGCCACCGACACAGCCATCACCCGCCACCGCCCGCTCACCCTCCTGGCCGAGGAGCAGGCCGACACGGCCACAGCGCAAACGAGAGCGGAATGGGAGCGCAACGTCCGCTCCGGTCGCTCCAGGTCGGTCACCTACACCGTCCAGGGCTGGACCCATTCCGGCGGTCTCTGGCAGCTCAACAGGATCGTCACCGTGCAGGACGACTATCTCGGCATCAGTCAGGACCTGCTCCTCTCCGGCGTCACGTTCCGCCTCGGCGAGGGTGGCACCCTGGCCGACCTCACGGTCTGCCCGCCGGAAACCTTTTCCCGCACCCCCATGCCCGAGCCGGAAAACGAGGAGGGCCTGCTGTGATCCGCACCATGCACAAGCTTCTCGCTCCTCTGCGCCGCCGCGTGTCGCTCCTCGTCACCCGCGCGGTGGTCACGCTGGTGGACGACTCCCGCCTCCTGCAGGAGGTCCAGGCCCGGCTGCTCGCCGGAGAGGTCATGGACGGCCTGGAGCGATTCCAGCAATACGGGTTCACCTCCGTTCCGCACCCCGGGGCCGAGGGCGTGGCCCTCTCCGTTGGTGGCCATCGGTCGAACACGCTGCTCATCAACGTGGACGATAGGCGCTACCGGCTCACGGGCCTGGAACACGGCGATGTCGCCCTCTACACGGACGAGGATCAGAGCGATCACGGCCACCGCATCGTGCTCCGGCGCGGCGGGGTGATTGAAATGCACTGCAAGCACCTTCGGTGTCATGCCCGCGAATCACGCACCATGGACGTTGCCGGATACGGAGAGAAGCTGACGTATGAGGGCGGAACGGCGTGGAAGCTGGACACCTACCACGAAGGCGCGACCGTAACGTCTGAAGAACACGGCATCCAACCGCCGGAGGTGGAGTGATGGACGCGGCGCTGATCTGGAAGGAGATGGGCGCGGACCTGTCCGTCGAATCCCTGGACCTGGTCAAGGACGACGGGCTCAAGACCGCCGTGATCCTCTCGCTGTTCATCGACCGTCGGGCCGAGGACGACGACGAACTGCCCGATAACACCGGCGACCGGCGCGGCTGGTGGGCGGATGCCTACCCCGACGTGGTGGGCGACCAATACGGCTCCCGGCTCTGGCTGCTCTCCCGTGAAAAGCAGGTGCCGTCCGTGCTGGCCCGCGCCAAGGAATACGCCGAGGAAGCCCTTTCCTGGATGGTGGAGGACGGCATTGCCGAGTCCGTGCTCGTCACCGCCGAATGGGTCCGCCGTGGCATGCTCGGACTCCTGGTGCAAATCACGAAGCCCGATGCCGCTGCCCTGGAACACCGATTTGAAATCCTCTGGGAGGCCCTGTGAGCTGGAATAGACCGACCCTGCAAACCCTCATCGACCGCAACCTGGCGGACATCGCCTCCCGGCTCACCGGCACGGTGACGTATCTGCGCCGCACCGTGCTGGGCGTCCTGGCCAAGATGCATGCCGGAGCCATGCACTGTCTCTACGGCCTGCTGGCCTGGCTCATGAAGCAGCTTTTCCCGGACACCGCCGAGGGCGCGTACCTCGACCGTTGGTGCGCGGTATGGGACATCACCCGCACCTCCGCCACCTCCGCCTCCGGCCAGCTCACCATCACCGGCACGGATGGCTCGACCATCCCCGCCGGGACCGTCTGGCAGCGGGCCGACGGCGCGGAATATACCACCGACGCCGAAGCGGTCATCGCGGACGGCGAGGCCCTGGTGGCCATCACCGCCAGCTCTGCGGGAACGGACGGCAACGCGGATGCGGCCACCACCCTGACGCTTGTCTCGCCTATAGCGGGCGTGCAGAGCACGGCCACCTCCGGGGCAATCACCGGCGGCGCTGACGAAGAAACCGACGCCAGCCTGCTCGCGCGCCTCCTGGCCCGTATCCGCCAGGCTCCGCACGGCGGCGCAGAGTTCGACTACGTCACCTGGGCCCAGAAGGTCATTGGCGCGGACAATCCGGTGTGGGTGGCCAAGCACGAGATGGGCGTGGGCACGGTCACCGTCCGGTGCATGACCTACGGCGACACGGACGACGGCGTCCCCGACGCCGTCACCGTGGACAGTCTGCAGGAGTACATGGATGAAAACGCCCCCGTCATAGGCGACACCTTCGTTTTCGCCCCCATTGCCGCGCCACTCAATCCGGTCATCAACGTGAGCCCCAACACCGAGGCCGTAAAAACCGCCATCACCGCCGAGCTGCAGGACCTGCTGGAGCGAGAGGCCGAGCCCGGCGCAACCCTGCTCATCAGCCACATCCGCGAGGCCATCTCCACCGCCTCCGGTGAGTCGGATCACGAGCTGGTGAGCCCGGTGGCCAACGTCACCCACACCACCGGCTACATCCCCACCCTGGGCGAGATCACCTGGGGAGACATTGCATGAGCCTGACCTCCGCCGAATACCTGGAGCAGCTCCTCGCCCTCGCCCCGCGAGGCTCCGCCCTGAACGGGGAGGAGGGCTCCAACTGGACAGCTCTGCTCGCCGCATTTGCGGACGAGTTCGCAAGGTTCGACGCCCGCGTGGCCCAGGCGCACGAGGAAGCGGACCCGCGCTCCGCCCTGGAAACCCTGGACGATTGGGAGCGCACCACCGGCCTGCCTGACGAGTGTAGCGCCGAGGTCGAGACCCTGCAGGAACGCAGAAACGCCGTGGTCGGTGTGCTGCGGGCGCGTGGTGGCCAGTCCGGCGCATATTTCAAGGCCCTGGCCGAAACCCTCGGCTATGAGGTCACCATCACCAAGTTCCGCCCATTCATCGCCGGGCTTTCCCGCTGCGGAGACGTGCTCGGCGGCGAACCAGCCAACCGCTACTACTGGCAAGTTACCGTGCACGGCCCCCGTGTCACCCTGTTTCGCACCGGAGCAAGCCAGGCCGGAGACAAGCTCGGCTCCATCACCTACGCCGAAGACCTGGAGTGCAGGCTGTCCAAGCTGCAGCCCGCCCAGGGAGAACTCATAGTCGCATACCAGGAGGATTGAACATGAAATACGTACCCCCGATCAATGGCGCTGAAGACGACGCCTATGTGGATGCCAGCCCCGCCACCGGCGTGGAGGGCTCTGCCGTTCCCGCCGCCGCCATCGAGCACCCGCTCCGCGAGATCATCAAAGTCATCACCACCGCCGGACTCACCCCGAACGGCGAAGACCTGACGCAGCTCGCCGCCGCCATCGCGACCATGATTGAGGACGCCGCGCAGGACCTCTCGGGGCTGGTGGCCTCCACCCGCTCTATCGCCACCACCGGCGCTCTCTCGGGCGGCGGCGACCTCTCGGCGGATAGGACGCTCACCGTCCGTGCCGCCACCACGGCGCTCACCGGAGTCCTTGCCCTGTCGACCACGGCGGCTGTGCTGGCAGGGGCGGAGACGGGCACGGCGGTGGACCCCGCCGGGCTGGCCGCTCGGCTCGCCGCGCTGCTGGAGACGGTCAACGCCTGGACAGCCGCCCAAGCATACACGCCGGTCTCGCTCTCTATCTCCTCGGGTGTCGTGGCTTGGGACATGAGTGCGGCTCCTGTTGCCGTGCTCACCCTCTCGGAGGACGTGACGGCCATCAATGTGACCAATGCGGTCGCGGGGTCATCGTGCGAGCTGACCATCATCCAGGACGCCACGGGGGGCCGCACGGTCACGTGGCCTGCCGCGTGGCGCTGGCCCGGCGGCTCGGCCCCGGACGTGACCAGCGATGCCGGGGGGGAGGACCTCCTGCTCGTCAGCGTCCGAAGCGGCATGATCCGCGCTTGCGCGGCCCAGGCGTTCGCGGAGGTGTCATAATGTTTTCCCCTTGGATGCAACCGCTGGCTATGCTCGTCATCGGGCCTCGCAACTACTTCGGCGACGGCTCCGACGGCGACCTTGTCCTCTCCTCGGCAACGTCCCTGACATCGACCGAGGACGGCGACATGGTCATCGTCAATGCGAAGACACTGACCCTGGATGCTGCGGTATTGCTGACGGTCGCAAACCGTTGCCGTGGTTTGCGGATATACATCCAGGGAGCCACCGTTATCAGCGGCAACCTCTCCATGACCGGCAAGGGCTGTCATGCCAACCCGCTGGACAGCGGTGTTACCAGCGACACGCCCGTGGCCCCCTCGGACGGCAACGCCGTGCCCGCAACGGGCTACACGCTTCGGCGGCTTGCAGCCGGATATACGGACACGGACACGTCCGAAACCCAGAGCTATGGCTGCGGACAGGCCGCAGTTGATGGCGAGGCCAATCAGCCCGTAGTCGAAGGCAACGGGCTGGTCATCAACTTCCCCTGCGTGGGTGGTCTTGGTGCAGTAGATGACCCGAATGGGGGCTGGCGCACCGGCACAGTAGGCAGCACTGCGACCAACTCTCCGGGCGGCGGCGGCTCCGGCGGCGCGGCCGCAACTGCCGTCAGCTATCCCGGGGATGGTGGTAACGGAACCTGTTTTTCTGGCGGTGCCGGTGGAGGTGGCATTGTCAACGGCGGGACCTCCACCGATGATGCCGACGACTATGGCGGGGCTGGCTCCGACGGAGCCCCCGACGGCTCTTGGAACGTCTGCGGCGGTGCTGGCAACCCCGGCGGCTCCGGTGTGCTGGACGGTGAGGACGGCGAGGACGGCACCGGCGGACGCCTGGAGCTTATCTGCGGCGGCGACCTTACCATTACCTCCACGGGAGTCATCGAATCCGATGGCATGGACGGCGGGTCCGGCACTTACGGTGGAGGCGGCGGTTCAGGCGGGGGCGTGATCGCCATTTTCTACGCCGGGACGCTCGTAAATGAGGGAAGCATCCACGCCAATGGTGGCTTGGGTGGTGATGCCGGGACGTCTTCCGGCGGCGCTGGTGCCGCTGGAACGATCATCGGCCCGTACAAGATCGACGCAGCATAAGGAGCCAATCATATGGGTTACACGATTCTTCACAACAGGCAGGATGCCACTTCCCGCGCCTTCGTGGCTGCGCTGCCTGAGGACGGCGACCACACCATCGTCGAGTGGTACACGGACGCCACCGCCGTGGCCGCCTTCCAGGCGAGCAACCCGAGCCTGTACCCCTCGGCCTTCCCGTCCGTTCTCGTGTCGGTGCCCGCATACCGCGAGCCCGAGGCCGAGGCCGCCGGGGAGACCATCGCGGCGCACAACGTCGCCGCACATGCCGAGCTTATGCGCTGCCCGGCAGACCTCGATGAGGTGGACACCTACGTGGCCACCTGCGAGCAACGGGCCGTGGATCAGCCCGTGGAGTAAATGACAAGGGGGCCGGTTTCCCGGCCCCCAAGCTATGAGTGGAGCAGGCGGGGGCGTTGAAGCCGCCCCCACTGGACAGGTGTTGCACCACCTGGCCACCGGCCAAGGCCAGCTGCTCCCTGGCCCTGATCAGGGGTAAGGGAGATGTAGCAGGCCAAGGCGCAACCAACAACCAGGATATGCAAGAGGATATCAGATGCGGTAACTGCAACAAGCTACTAGCTCGTGGCCAGGCGCTCGACCTGACCATCAAATGCCCCCGCTGCGGGACGATAAATCACGTGAGGGCCAAGAGCCCCGGCGCAGAGCCCAAAGAGGCCGTAAGCGAGAATGCGTGATGATTCAGATAGGTGATGCAACCATTTACCCCGGAGAGGCCTTGACCACCCTCAAAACACTGCCCAGCGAAAGCGTAGACGCGATCCTGACCGACCCGCCGTATTCCTCCGGCGGCTTGTCCGCGTCTGCCCGGCAGCGGCTTCCCTCCGAAAAGTACCAGCTAACCAGCACCAAGCAGCAGTTCGATGAGTTCCATGGGGATCAGCGCGATCAGCGCTCCTTCTTGATTTGGGCCACGCTCTGGCTGGCCGAGGCATACAGGGTGGCCAAGCCCGGCACCGTTTGCATGATGTTCACCGACTGGCGGCAACTGCCGGTGATGAGCGACGCCCTGCAGGCTGGCGGTTGGGTGTGGAGGTCCATCGTTGTCTGGGACAAGCCGACGGCCAGGCCCTCAAAGGGAGAGTTCAAGCGCCAGTGCGAGTTCGTCCTGGTCGGCATCAAGGGCAAGTTCGCGCCGGTGCATGAGCGCTGCCTGGCGGGCGTGTTCCGCCACAGCATCGTCATGGGCCAGGCTCGGCGGCACATGACCGAAAAGCCCGTGGGGCTGCTCCGTGATCTGCTGGAAATCACCCCGGAGGGCGGCACGGTGCTTGATCCCTTCGCCGGGAGCGCCAGCACGGCCCAGGCCTGCCTGGAGACCGGGAGAAAGTTCATCGGCGTGGAGATGTCGGACGTGTACTTCGAGACGGCGTGTGAGCGCCTGAAAAGCCTGTACAGCTGGACCATGTAAGGGGTGGCCATGGGATTGCAGCCGAGGGACAGGGTGGGACGCTACTACGAGCTAACCCACGACATCATCACCCAGGACGGCGTCCGCCTCCCTGCAGGCACCTACGTCCGCGTCGTCGAGGCCACCCCCATGCGCCTGGTGCTGCAAACCGAGACCTGCCGCTGCTGCGGCCTATCCTATAAATATACGGTGACCCGGGCGGGCAAGTACGCTGGACTTCGCCCCCTGGGCACCAAACCGCCCTTCAGGGGCTCGGAGGCAGGGCTGTGAGATACCCCGTCATCACCATTCGTCAGTTCTATGCCGCCCAGGTCGCCCTGGGCCTCAAACCCGTCGAAAACCGCTCCCAGCCGTTCCCGACCAAGCTGCTTGGTCAAACCATCCTGATCC